AACCCCAGTTCGCTTCTGCCGAGTTCCTGCCGTAATGCTAATTCCTGACCGCCTAATCCCAGTTCGCCCCTGCCAAGCTCCCCACGAAGGCCAATCTCTTGCTCGCGGGCCCCCAATTCGCCTCTGCCAAGCTCTGCCTCAAGAGCCTGTTTCTGCCGCGAAAGGCCCAACTCGCGTCCGAACTCCCTCTCCTGCTGCTCTCGGGAACGACGCTGCTCTTCTAAGCCTGCCCGGCTTGTTTGCAAGCCAATAGCCTGCTGTACGCCTTCCTGCTGGCGACGTGCCTGCTCTGCCCCCAACTGCAATCGGCCCTGCTCAACCTGACCCTCAAACTTGCCAAGAACATCAGCCGTATCCCCGCCGCCACGAAGCAGCCCAAGCCGACTCAGCCGCTCAATCTGAGCCTCTCTTGATGCTTGAGTGTCAGTTTCAAACTGCGACCGTAAAGCTGTTGTAATAGGATCATCCTGGCCGGGAGTCGCAGTGACATCCTGCATCATTCGCTGCTGTAAAGCTCCACCAAGATCCTGTTGCTGCTGCTGGCGCTGCTGGCGCTGTTGCTGTTGTTGCTGACGTTGCTGTTGCTGTTGCTGGCGCTGCTGCTCGCGCTGCTGCTGGCGTTGCTGATCGCGCTGCGCCCTGAATTGCTGCTGTTGTCCTGGTTGGCGGGTTCGTCGTGAACGCCCACCGCCGCCGGTTCCATATCTTGCAGGCATTAGGCCACTATCCCCATTTCGGGCTTCTCTTCAATTCCTACAGGCTGATAAACAAGTACTGTTTTTCTAATCGTAAATGGCTCATCTGCCTGACTATTGTCGTAACGCAACTGCATGGCATTGGAGTATCCCAACAACGTCGTTGTCGTTGAGTCCGCGATTGCCGCAGAGCGGATCGCAGAAGTTCCAATGGTGAAATCTGTTACCAAGGCATCTGAAGGATCGCCTATTGAAAGCAAATCAGTCTTAGAAACAGTCTCTGTAGAGACTGCCTGGATTCGGACCTCGTACGATGTGTCTTGCTTTTCAAACTCATGTCGAGCTAAGATCCACCTGTTCTTCTGGGCAATTCCCCCAGGAGCGGTAGATGCTGTTCTAAACGATGCGTCTATGACCGATCCGTTGTCATTGGTACCTGTGTTCGTTTTGTAGACATCTCCATCACTGTACCCACCGCCATGAACAAGGTTGTTGAAGTAGGCGCTCGATCCAAAAGCAAAACTCCACGGCCCCATCCAGCGACGGTTACGGAAGTCCCACACAATCGCATTGCTTACCGTTGCCTGACTCCCTCCCGCAGAAGTAGCCAACGGCAGGAAAAACAGGCATAAGTTTCTCTTCGCATCCGTCACCGCATGACAGGTAGCCGCAAGATTGTCAAGGTCTACTCGATTCCAAAACCTGTCTCCATCCAATCCCCTGAGTTTCTGAGGCTCCCCCGAGCCATTCCACTCATAGATTCCGTCTTCGCGGATAAAAAGCTGATTCCCCAACAGGTCATTGGTGATTCCCCTTGCTGAAATCGCTCCAAAGCCGCTCTGATGCTGCCTTGAGTATGGGGTGTCGCTGGAACCTGTGGGGTAAACCGACCAGATTCCATCGGCGTTGTGAATAGCCAGAGTCGTTTTAAGAGGCTTCAACGCAGTAACAGGGCCATCCGTAAGGAAGAAGTTATTGACTCCCCACGTCTCAATATCTACGGAATCACTGTAGAACGTCTTGTCCTCTGTTCCGGTCCCTCCTGCTGTATTGCCGAACCATGCTCTGTTATCCCAGAAAACACAGGTTCCTGCGCTGGTGAATCTGCTGTCTACATCAAGCGCAGCCGCATTGCCAGCAGCGGCTGTCCATTTAATCGGTGCATCAACACCATTGCCATTACAGCCAATCAACGTCCCTGCGGCGTTAGCCGTTACCCAATACTTGTTTACCGTGACCGTGATCGCACTGCCTCGATCCGTCCATGTCCCTGAGTGGTCTTCCCAGAAGCTGGTTCCCGCGAAAGCAAACACTCTGGAGGCAGACGCTGAGAAGCGATGCTTGCCACACCCCGTAACAGAAGGCGTACCAGTAATCGCTGTAGAGATGTGTTCATCGTATCCGGCTCTATCAGTAACAGCCCCAGAGTCGAGGATCTCCGTATCCGACATGGATGTCAGAGTTTCGGGAGGCAGATCCACCGCAGGGCGAGAATAGTCCACACCTCCTGTCCAGGGACCATATTGAATGGCCTGATTCATTAGGACAGCGTTCCTGCCTGCACTCTAAAAGCGAACATTCCATCCCCGCCTCGCTCTCCATACATCCGGCTGGAGGGAACAAAGGCACGGGCATTTCGCTCCAGAGCCTGATCAATCACAGATTCCATCAAGCGAAACTCCATATTTGCCGAATCAACAGACCCCAACTCAGACAGGTACAAACCCGCAACTCCATGAATCAGAGCAGGTTGCACCCACGCAGGGAACTTGGGAGCCAAGTCCGTAGTATCATCGGACCCCCCCGCATCCAAGTCTTCGATAAAGCGATAGTACCGATAGGAGATCGTGTTCGTGGAATCAGGAGTAGGGTAAATATCTACATCCCAATACCCCGTGCTGGAGTTCAAATTCTTCAGCACTACAAGCTGTGCTTCCCCTGATTCGTCCTCGTCAGGGTCAAGCACGTCCGTATCCAACGCTGAAGAGATTTGCAAAAACCTATCCTCCGTCTCATCCCTAAAAGACAGCGGTTCCAACACATCGCTTGCAAGCGAGTATGTACGAGTCCCGTTTGAGGTGGTAATGGACGCATCCTGAAACATCCATGACCATCGCACACGGCCCGTAATATCCTTGGCCGCGAGGTTGAAATACTCTCGACCGTTGTCCTTAAACTCTGCGGAGCTTGCTGTCAGGCCCGCCCTGCGAAGTCCAATGTCAAGGATCTTATTAGGCGTCATTTAAGCCTCGACTGCGCCCTCCAGCATGGCCTCTTCAAACATCACGTCATCCTCATTTGGGGCTCCAAACGTCCCGCGCTGATTCCCAGCAGCCCACGCCTCCTGGGCTGCCCTGAGAAGCGAAGGGTTGTTAGTAACCCGATCAGGGAAAGATGGCATGAAATCAGGGCCATGCTCTGCACCGTCCGTAAGAAGAGCCGCCTGCTTTACTTTGTCATCCGTCATCTTCTTGCGACGATCAATAGGGCTGTCAGAAGACGCCACGCCCAGATACTTGCGGCCTTCGGGCGATTCTGCTGCCATGCTTACAACAGACGCAGCCACTTTGGGGTCCGACTTGATCTGCTCGACCACAGCCGGAACAATCTCCTTCACTGCGTCATTGACAATACCAGGAAGGGCTTCTGAAATCGCTTCCGCAACCATCTCCTTAGTACTGGGCCTGCCCCGCTTTGCTTCGCTCATAATGACCTTTCGTGTTGATAGAGAGGGAGCCGAAGCTCCCTCTCTCGTAAAGCGTTTACGCAACCAATCCCTGAAGAACCACGCCAACGTGCCCCGTGTTATCTGGAGCATAGCAGGCGAAGCCGACAAGAGGTTCAGTTTCTGCGTCTTTAAGCTGCACTGCACCCGCAACGCCGTCAGACAGCGTCAGGTTGTCACCAACGGCAATAGTCCCGTCCGCAAGGATTGTAGCAATCCCGGCAGTCTGGAGCCATCCGTAGTAGTTGGCGGTGAACGCAATCGGCGTAACCCCTGAAATGATGTAATCAGTAGCAGCGGTAGCACCAAGCACGTCGTACCACAAACTTCCAACGATAGCGATGTCAGACGATGTAGTTACAGCGACCTTGAGCGGATCGTAGAGGTCAATATCCACCTTACCACTGGTCGTTGCGCCCGTAGCACTATTGCTCTTAATGCGATACTGGATGCCTTCACCGTCATCATCAGTGATCTGCAGCAAGCCACCCGCGTAATCATTCGCGCTGATGCTCGCAAGGGTAATCTGAATCGCTGAAGAGCCAGCAGAGATGGAGAATCTGCCAGCAGATGCGATGATGATGTCATCCGACTCAACCAGAGCTGTGGACGAAAGATCCTGTGCAACCAACAGCCCAGCGTTGATGGCAGCTGCGGTGTATCCGTAGCGGAACACGCGGCCATCAGACAACTCAATCTTCTCGCCAATCGCGTGTTTGGGCGTCGAAGACTCCTCATAGATTCCCTGAGAAGTCGTTGAGCCCGCACCGTGACCGCCGATCCCATTGATGGCGTGATTGTTATTACGATATGTAGCCACTTCTTGTTCCTTTCCCCCTTTTCGTCAGGGTAGAACCCTCATTGGCTTGAGGGCAAGGTTAAACGGGGAGGCTCAACAGCACCTCCCCGAATAAGGATTTACGCACCAGTGATAGCGGTAGCTACGCCCTGGCGACGGCAGTTGTCAGAAGTCAACTGCAGGCCCACCACCAAGAACGCCACCTTGGCGAGCTGGTTCGGACCCTCTTTGAAAGGTGTCTTTGCGAAGTTCACGCCCTTGAGCAGCTTAATCTTCATGTATTTCATGTTGATGAAGTAAGCATGGGAAGAGGAACAATCCTGATCCGCAATCACAGGAGCGCCGTAAAACGGCACACTGTTGCCAGTGCCGCCAACCGCAGCGAACTGCTGGCTGGACGCACCGCTCAACTCGGCCCGAGCATACCCCTGCGAGGACAGAGCCTCGCGGTAGGCCCGCTGGATTGCAGCCGTGGTGAGAATGTGGGTAGGAGTGTCGTTCCCCTCAGAGATCGCATCCCAGACATCGAGGAAGCGGTCAACACCGTCAAAGACGTTGGTGGTACTCTGAGATATAAACGTAGCCGAACTTGAGTTCGACGTGTTGCGCCACCATGAATTGGAAGCGCGGTTGATGCCGCCAACAGTGCCCGTAGTAGGACTGTCAGCAACGATGTCCTGCAGACCCAGCATGGACTTGCCAGACTGTGCCCCGAAGATGGCGGCGTTTACCACGTCGCGCATCGTGAGCATGGACTGATCCGTCTTGGATCTCAGAAGATTGAAGACTCTCTGCGAGCCTTTGTTTTCCTGCTCCTCCGTGAAGGAGATGGTGATCGGCACGGCAACGTAGCGAACCGGGAAGAAGGCGCTGGTGATTCCGTCAACGGCATCCGTGTTAAGGGTGTCGTAACCGTCGAACCACTCACCACTGTTCTTCGCGTACATCAGATTGACCTGGAACTCTTTACCTCCATCAGAGATTTCGAGTCCAGACTTCTTGAACGCTTCCAGAGTGGGGTAGCTATCGAAGATGTTATCGGTAGGCTTCCCTTTTCTGGACCGTTCGGTCGCAGTCCATGCCGCATCCCAGGTTTCAGTGGTACTGGTTGCAGCCATTTCTTACTCCGAGAAATGGATCTGCTTACAAACCGAGGCTGTCTATTGCCTCCAACGCTTCACTCTCCGTGGAACTTCCAGAATTAACAGGCGTAGAAGCATTACCTGGATTCACAGCACCGCTGCGCTTGCTCTTCGCCTTCGTCGCCGCATTCGTATTGCGAGCATTCTGCGTTCTTTCCGCTGTTTGCCCACTGTACAAAGAAACCAGCTCCGAAATCGAATAGGGTTCGTTCGTTGTGGGATTCACCGTCCCATAGGACTTGATAATCACTTGCCCATAGGTGTCCACAAGCTCCCCATGCTCCTGCCGCGCTTCTGCGACTTCCTGGTTCAACTTTGCTGACTGTTCAGTCTGAAACTGACTCTGTACCTGCTGGAGTTGCTGCTGTAGGTAATTGATCGTTTGAGCCTGCTGATCCAGGGAATGTTGCAATGCACCGGTCTTATGATCGGTGAGCTGCTCCACCACCCGAAGACCCGCCTGCTCGTCAGGACCAAGTTGTGTGTACAGTTGCTGCACAGGATCGTCAGTCTGGAGCTTATTCAAGCCCCCTTCCAACATATCCTGATACCGCTGCCGCTCCTGCCGGATCGAATTCTGTTCCGCTTCGAGCGATCTGCGCTGATCGGCAATGTCCTGCATCTTGCGGGTGTAGTCCGCAAAACGCAGCGACCCTCCCTCGTCTGCTTGCAGATCGGTTGTGGTTGATTCCTGCGATTCCGGCTGGGATTGTTCTGATGTCTCGCCTGCGGGCTCCGTCGACTTATCCGGCAGAAGGTCCGTAGCGAAGTCTACTTCGACCTCGTTGGTCTCTGCCGGGGCTTCTGGGCTTGTCGCTTCGACAAGTTCAGAGTCCTCTGCCATGCTTTACTCCTATTCTCCCAAAGGGGAGAAATCTGTATCGTGACCTGTATCGGCCAACTGTGAACTTAAATCCTCCAGCGAATCTGCTACCAACGCCGAAGGCCCATCACTCTTTTTCGGAGGCTCATACTCGACTTCCCATTCGGGTACGCCGCGTACTGTGCCTCCCATATCTTCCATCCCCATCTTCTTCATCAAGTTCCTGCGGTGCTGAGACGACTCCACAACGCATCCGAACTGAGGATCAAACTTGCCGTACCCCGCTCTTGAATGAGTGTTGTGAATCCGCACAAACGCAGGAATGCGGTCTGCATGAGATCCGCAATGACAGGGTATCCTGCGAGGAATCTCCTCCTCAAACTCCGCATCTACATGAAGGTGGCCCTTGGCGCACCGATAGTCCGCGTATTTGATCAATCGAAGTCCTCTGGGCTGCGCTCTACGGCGTTTGCTGTTTCCTGGGCACTGGCCCTGACCTGGCCCGTAATCCCTTCAGGCGTAGGCTGACGGGCTGGAGCCTCGCCGCCGCCGGTCATGCCGCCCTGCTGTTCCTGATTCTGTATATGGGCGTCGATATGAGCCTGCGTGACCTGGACAGCTCCCTGCAGCTGCTGTTGGCGAGCCTGCGACTCCGGTGACGCAAATTGAGCGGCGAGAAGCTGCAACTCCTGGTTCAGCTGCTGAAAGAAAGCACCGTGCGTCTCCAGATGAGTCTGATGGTCCTGACCGGGGTCCACGCCAGGATCTTGACCATTGATCAGCCAGCCGTCGTTCTCCAACTGTGCAGCGCGAGTCGCTTCCGCGTCCACCTCGGCAGACATGAGCTTGTCCACATCAGAGATCCGATACGAAGAGATCAGCGCCTTAAGAAGCTCCTCCTGATCCACCATCGGGTTGCCCTGCAGCATCGAATACAACTCCACGAACTGCTCCCTGTCGAGGGACTCGATCAGCGGCTGCATTGAACCAGCCTGAACACTGACAATGAAGTTGAGGAGGAAGTCCGACTGCTGCACAATCTGCATGACCGCAGAATGGCCTTCTCGGGCCATGTTCACCGCGAAGTTGTCAGGGGTATATCGCTGGTCTCCCATAATATTGAGGCACCCTGTGACGATCTTCTTATAGGCTCCTCCAATGACAGACTGCATCCACTCCCGATTCACAGAACCCGCAGAAGCGATCAGGGCAGACTCCGTAGCCGTCCTGCGGGGACTCGCGCCCTGCACCAGCTCATTAACAAGCGTGATCTGCTCTTCGTAGATCCTCGCGTCATTCTCCAACTCCAGCTGACCGTCAGGCATCCGGCCCCACTGCAACTCCCTGATGTTATTGGGATCTGCAATAATGAGGTCGCCATCGGAAGACTTCTTCAGCTTCTCCGCAATGAGAGGTTCCTTCTTGGCCTCATTCGGAGACAAGACCGTCAGGCGCGGAAACCGCTTTAGAAGGTCAGCCCTACGAGAGACAGACTCGACCATCACGTTCTGGAGATCTTCGATGTATTCAATCGGAGGAGTCGGCCAGTACCCGTCACCTGACGCATCGAACTTGATCGGGATATACTGGAAGCCCTCGGGCACCAAGTATCCCTGACCGTCTTCAAACTCGCCCGTCATCAAAGGCTCGCCAGTGATCGGGTCAGGAATCGTCACTGCCTCCTGGCGAAGGAACGGATGGGGTTCGTCGCGGATGAACCCGTCCACTCCATCAGCCATTGCATACAGCTTCCGATGCAGACGGTCGTGGATTTCCCAC